AGCCACAAATAGCGGCCAGTTGAATGATTCACAACAAGATTGGTATCATTGAAACCATCTTGGAGCGCCTCGAAAAGAACCACCTTGCTCACATGGAAAAGGACATTGACAAGCTTGGCGATGATGTCAAGGAAGTGAATGGCCGTCTTTGGGGTCTTGTGATTGTTGGAATCATTCAACTGGCCGCTATTTGTGGCTCGTTATTACTTTTAGTTCTAAACAACTGATGACTATATCACGTTCAGCTATAAGCAAGCAGGTGACGAAAGTGCCAAGTAAAAAGAAAGCCGATGATGCATGTACTCGCAAGGTCAAAGCCCGCTACAAGGTTTGGCCTTCAGCGTATGCGAGCGGTGCTTTAGCGAAGTGCAGAAAGGTTGGCGCGGCTAACTGGGGCGAGGGCGGCAAGTCCAAGAAAAAGAAGAAGTCCTCACGCAAGAAGACTAAGAGCTACTAATGGCTGTTCGCAAGACAGAAAAGGGCGCGTCGCTTCGCAAGTGGTTCAGCCAGAACAAAGGCAAGGGCTGGGTTGATTGTAAGACCGGCAAACCGTGCGGCCGCAAGTCTGCTAAGAAGGGCGAGAGCAAGCGTGGTTATCCTGCTTGCCGCCCAACAATGGCGCAGTGTAAGTCTGCTGCTGCCAAGAAAGCGACCAAAAAGAAAACATCATCGAAGCGTGTCAATTGGAAAAAGAAGAAATAAATCAGTGGATTGAGGAGTGGGTAGATGTGCTATCCAAGCCGGATTCAGAAACAAACGGGACACCATTGTGCCCCTTTGCCAAGCAGGCGTGGCATAAAGGACAGGTGGATGTCCAAATAAATCAAGACCTTTGGGGTCTGGTCTGTCGAGAGATAGAAAAGTTTGATGGCACATACAAGGTTGTAATGTGTGTGCAAGAAGAGCCAGAACAGGATTACTTTGAGCTTGAAGCGTCCTGTCATGCGTTAAATCGTTGGCTCGCGTACACAGGGCTAGACATATGGCTGTTGTCGTACTTGGAAGACAGAGCCATTGTATTTATTCAGACGTTGTCTGATTTGGATGACGCTGCGGACATACTCCAGAAGTTGGGGTACTATGACAACTATCCGGCTGATGATTATCAGCGATTGATTAAACAACGGAGCGAACTCCGAAGGAGAGATTAAAATGCCTGGAATGATGCGTGGTAAGAAAGCACCTAAGACTGGAATGGTTAAGAAAGCTCGTGGCGGAATGGTTAAGAAAATGCGCGGCGGAATGGTTAAGAAAGCCCGTGGTGGCATGGTCAAAAAGGGTAAGAAGTGATGCCTAGAAACATGATGCAAGTTGGCCGTCAAATGGCTCAACGGATTGCAGAGGCAGAGATGAAGCCTCGTGCAGATGTTACAGGAATGGACGATGTTGCGATGGACCGTGCGATGGGTATGCGTCGTTCACGCATGTCTTCTGGCGGTATGCGTCCTCCAATGCGTCGGAACCGGATGGTGTAAATGGCAACTTCAGGATCAAGGGACTTTGATCTTGACGTAGCAGACATCATCGAAGAAGCCTACGAAAGATGCGGACTTGAGGTCCGCACAGGCTACGACGCAAAAACTGCACGTCGATCTCTTAATATCATGTTCTCCGAATGGGCGAACCGTGGGGTTAATCTATGGACAGTAAAGCAAGCAACCTTGACGCTGACCTCTGGTACGGCGACTTACAGTTCGGCGAATGGCCTAGCTTCCCCGATGACAGATATTTTGGAAGTTGCGCTTCGCCGCTCGAACACGGACTACGAGGTGGACCGGATCAGCCGCGGCGAGTATTTGAACATTCCGAACAAGACGACTACGGGGCGCCCTTCGCAGTTTTATTTTAATCGTCAGGTGAGTCCTGAGATTACAATGTGGCCGACGCCTGACAGCGACACTGATCAATTGGTGTATTACTACATTACGCGGATTGAAGACGCGGACACGATGAAGAATAACGCCGATGTACCGTTTCGTTTTCTGCCTTGCATGGTTGCAGGACTTGCGTATTACCTGTCAATGAAAAAAGCGCCAGAGCGTGTACAGTTGTTAAAAGCAGTGTACGAAGAAGAGTTCCAGCGTGCGGCGGATGAAGATGAAGATCGTGTATCTTTAAAGCTACAACCTGATATTCAATACATTAGGTTCTAGGATGGCGAGGTACGCTTCTGGAAATAAGGCTTTTGGAATCTCGGATCGATCTGGGTTTCGTTATCGCTTGCGCGAAATGAAAAAAGAGTGGAATGGGTTGGTCGTTGGTCCGGATGAGTTTGAGCCAAAGCACCCGCAACTGGAGGCACCAAACGTATCTCCAGATCCGCAAGCTCTGCGTAATCCTAGACCGGATCAAGCGGAAACTTTAAAGGTTATTTTATTTACCGACGTGGTTGGGCTGCCAATACAAGCGCCTCGCGCTCTCGGTAAAGTAGGAACAGTGACGGTGACGACGACATGAGTTTTACATACGCGCAACTAAAACAAGCAATTCAGGATTACACCGAAAATGATGAAACCACTTTCGTTGCCAACCTTCCTATATTTATACGAGCTGCCGAAGAGCGGATTCTTAAAAATGTACAGCTCTCCCTCTTTCGTAAAAATGTATCAGGAAACTTTACTGCTTCAAACGAGTATCTGGCAGCACCAAGTGATTTCTTGGCACCGTTTTCTTTGTCATTTACGGACGGCGATGGAGACAAGCAGTTCCTCCTGTTCAAAAGCGTAGACTTTGTACAAGAGTACAATCAAGATCCTGCGGACACAGGGCTGCCACGTTATTACGCTGTATTTGATATTGACAACTTTATTATTGGCCCAACGCCTGACAGTAGTTATGTCGCAGAGTTACATTACTATTATCGCCCAGCCAGCCTGACGGTTGGCGCGGAATCTGGCACGACGTGGCTCTCAGAAAATGCGACAATGGGAATGTTGTACGGGTCCTTGATTGAAGCCTACACCTTTATGAAAGGTGAGCCGGATCTGATTCAGAACTATCAGAACCGTTTTGTTGAGGCCGTAAACAGCTTGAAGATGTTGGGTGAGTCGAAGGAAGTGACGGATGAATTCCGCGTTCCCAAGATCGTGAGACCAAAGCAGTAATGCAAGTTGCAGTACACACAACGTCCGGACGCGGGTTTAGTCCAGAAGAAATTGCCGAGCGGTATGCCGACAAAATCATTCATGTCTCGGACAGTGCGGATCCGGCGATCCAAGCGCAGGCAAGAGCATTCCGTAAGCAACTTGTACAAGTGCTTCAGTCTGCTTTAAAAGAAGCGGTACAAAGCGACCGTACAACAGTTTACAATGCACTGAATGACGCGGGTCAACCCCAGCTCGCGGACTTAATTAGGAGACTATGACATGGCCTTTGACGGTAGCAACTACATGGCGACATCGTTTAAGCAGCAATTGCTGTTCGGTGTGCACGATTTTGATTCTTCGACTGGCGACACGTTTAAGATTGCGTTGTATACCAGCTCTGCTGACGGAACCGACTTTGGTGGTTCTGGCACAGATATGGATGAAACGGTAACTACTTACGACACGACCAACGAAGTGGGTAACTCAGGTTCGTATTCAGCAGGCGGCGGAACCTTGACCCCGGTTGACCCAACTACATCAGGTACGACTGCTTTAGTTGATTTTGCGGACATCACGTTTACGACTGCAACGATCACCGCACGCGGCGCGTTGATTTACAACTCAACGCCAAACACTACGTCGATTTCAGTAACCGACCCTGTTGTGGCCGTATTGGATTTTGGTGCAGATAAAACGTCAACTGCCGGTGATTTTACGATTGTGTTTCCGACAGCCGACGCGAGTAACGCTATTATTCGGATTGCCTAATGACTGATGTCGTCGTCCCATTTACCGGGTGGGGCCGGGATGGCTGGGGTGAACTAGCCTGGGGCGAGGGCAGTGTTCCTGTAGGTGCGGGTGTTGGTCAGGTTGGTTCTGTTACCGTCACCGCTGATGCGAATGTACCGACTACAGGATTACAGGCGACTGGTCAGGTTGGTTCTGTTACTGTTGAAGCGGACGCAAACGCTCCGGTAACGGGACTTGAAGCGACAGGTGCCGTTGGATCTGTTGTTGTTACAGGAACAGCGAATGTATTCCCGACAGGATTAGCGGGTACAGGACAAGTTGGATCTGTCACTGTTGAGGCTGACGCGAACACCACCGTTACGGGTGTATTTGGCACTGGACAGGTCGGCGCGGTTACTGTTGAGGCTGATGCTGATG